GATTCTTGCTCGTCTTCAATTGTTGAATCATGATGATCATGACGTCGCAATTTAGTTTTATTAGCTCTATTTGCTTTGTAATCACCATAAATTTTTTTTCGTTTTGCAGAACCTCCTCTTCCGTCAAAAACGATAATACAACGAGTGGGTTTAAAATCTCTTACAGTTTTACCAACTGAATATAAAAATCCAGTTATACCGCCAATATGATCGCCATCTTCATTATATGCAGGTGTAGCTCCAAAACTACGAATAAAAGTATTCAAGCCGTCGAATACCATGAGATGATCATTTACATCCGACGGGCTTGAAGTTCTTTCTTGTTGTAACTCTTTGAATAATCTTTGATACTTATTCATTATCCTTCTTCATCAATGAATTCGTCTGTGATTATTACATCATCGATACCGCCATCGATTCCGGCTTGATATTTGAATATATAAGCATCGCAGATTCTTTTATATAACCTATCTTTTGCTTCTGGGTTATTAATAACCTTTTCGACAAAATCTTTACTTTGGAATTTTAATTCGCCAAACATTTCGCCGGTTTCATGATCAATATCTTCTAAAGTATACCATGCACCTGATTGTTTAACTAAATCAAAATTTTTCATGATTGATAGCCAACCGCCATAGTTGTCAATTCCACTATCATAATAAATTTCATAATCTACTTTACGATGTGGCGGACCCATACGATTTTTAACTACTTGCACATTTGTTTTGCTACCTACAACTTGTTCTACGCCATTAACTTTAGCTTTAATCATTCCTGTATTTTTCAATCGAAGTCTAACTGATGCGTGAAATGGAATTGCTTTTCCGCCTGCTGTTGTCCATTGATCTCCAAATGATACGCCTAATTTAGTACGTAACTGATTTGTAAAGATGAGACAAATACGTTCTCGGGCAATCCAATTGGTTACTTTACGCATTGCTTTTGATAAGATAATTGATTTTGATGTTGCATAACCATCTTTATCATATTCAGCTGACATTTCAATTTTTGTAGATGCACCCATAATTGAATCTACTACAATTGTCACTAAACGATCTTTATCTGATTTGCGAACTCCTTCTACAATCGTTTCAATTGTTTCAAAGATTTCTTCAATTGTTTCTAATGGAACATATAGCATTGTTTTTAAATCAACACCGATTGCTGTTAAGAATTCAGCGCTCGTTGCAGATTCAGTATCAATATAAACAGCCAAACCGCCTTTCTTTTGAGTCTCTGCTAAAGTATGTGCTGCTAATAATGATTTACCCGATGCTTCTAGTCCGGTAATTTCAGTAATTCGACCTACAGGAAAACCACCATATGGTCGATTTGAAATTGCTAGATCTAACATTGAACATCCAGACGAAACCCATTCAGACACATTGCTTGGAGAATCTTCATCCCCATCTAAAAAGAATGCTGTTTTAAGATTTTGACCTTTAAACTGTTTATTGATACTTTCAGCTAATGTATTTGCTAGAGTATCTGCTAATTCCAGTTTACTTTTACCTTTTGCCATTTATGACTCCTTATTAATTAAAAAGATCATCAAAAGCATCTGCAACACTTTCTACTTTCGTAGCTGCCGGTTTTGATGCTGAAGCTGTTGGTGTTTCTGGTGCTTTGTGTTCTTCCTCAACATCAGAATCTGCATTTTCTGGATTCATCCACTCTTCTAATGCTTGTTGTAATTCTTCAAAAGATGGTTCTGGAAATAAATCAGTAATTTGTGGTTGATTCATAATCTTTTGAGCAATCTCTTTATCTTCAGTTGCTGGTTGCGTATTTGGTTTAACTCGAATTGCTGTCTTAGGATATGTACCAGTTCCTTCTGATGGAGTAAATTCAACATCGATATCTCGTCCATTCATTAAATCGGTAATATCACCATAATCTGCATCTGCGATAATAGAAAGTAATTCAGTGTAAATGGTTTTTCCAAAACCCCAAAATTTAACTCCTTCAGATTCTTTACCTCGAACTATAACAGGAACATAAGTACGCATCTTAGGTTCAATTTTTCTACCCATGAGCCAATCTTCTTTGTCTCCGGTCTTTTTTAGTTTTTCAGCAAATTCTACAATTGGATCTGCATTTCCGAATGTAATAGGTGACAACATAGTTTTTTTACCAATGTCATAATGGAAATACAATTCTAAGAATGGATTTTCTTTTCGATGAACATAAGGGACAATTCGAACACGTGTCTTGCCTGATTCTGGCTTCCAAATGTTGCTTTTTTTGTCATCGATTTTGTTTAATTGGTTAAGTTTCGCTTTGATAGCGTCAAGGTTAAGTGCCATAAGTACTCCTTTAGTTAATTAAGTTAATAAAATATAAAAATATAATTACAATATAAGTAATTAATTCGTTAATTCAAAGTAATTTGTTAAATTTATTTATAATAAATATCAATTCCAAGTAAATTTTTTAAAGAACGTTAATTCAATAACACGAAATCCCGCATCATCAGTTAAAATAAATGAGTTTTGATAATTGCTCCAATCTAATTGATATGTTTTGTCTAATACTCCATTGTTCACTGCACGAATAACTTCATTAAGTGCATTTACTGTATAAAGGGTATTGGTTTCTTTTTTGCGGTGAATGCTGATTGTATTTTGACCCCTTTGAGTTGTAGCATCGGCATTATATGTACAATATAAATTGTCCGCAGCTTCTGCGTTAGCAAATACAAATATTCTGCGTTCTGGGATGATGTAACTTTGCTGTATGTATTCTGTTACTATGTTTAAATCTGATCTATGTGCAAAGGTGCAAAGTAATTGTGTTTTCAATATTGTTCCTCAATGGATTCATTAGTTTCTTCAGATGGCGTTATATCTTTTTCTATAATACGTATCTTACCAGCGTCTGTTGCTGCGTAGCGTAAATCTTGCGTTACATTAATTCGATCTCGTCGAAATACTATAAATGTAACATCATTAACAATAGCTTTAACAGCTACAGCCATATCGCGATCTAAATCTAATGGATTTCTAACATACTTTAATCGACGTAATTCTGTATTTACATATGTTAGATTTTGACTTTCATTTCGTATAGGACGAATTACAAATGCTTCTCCAGATGCATCTTCTATAGGTTCAATTGACATTTCAAGCGGAACTGCATTTGGACCTCTTAAAATTACATTAGTATAACCTTTAATTTCAGATTGCAATTTATTTGCTTCTTGATAAAACATATCTAGATAATATTTATCTTTCATTCCAAGATTACCAGCTAAAATAACATCTCTTCGACTTTCTAAATATCGTATTGCTTCTAATAATGGTTCTGGTAATAATTTATCTAAATCAAATTTAGTAGAATCAATACCACGTAATTGTGATAATCGTTGGAATGTCATTGTAATTTCATCCCAAAATCTAAATCTAGTTACAGTACCTTTTGTTCCTAAACGAATCGATGCATTTGGTTTATCAGGATTGCTATAATCTTTTACTTCATATTTTGCACCATTAACGTTTAAATCATATGATACATTGCCGCCTTGTATAAATGAATCTCGAATAAGTGCAGCTAAAAGTATTTCGCCTTTCCCTAATCCAGCTTTATGCAATTGAAATAAATCACCATATATTCCTGATTTAAAATTAAATGAATTTAATAATTGTTCGGTAACTTCGGTTTCAGAATATAATATATTAGCAAAACGTTGAGCTTGTTCGTAAGATACATTATTTAAAAATTTTAATGTGGGCATTTCAGCTTCAACTGGTAATAAACTTAAAAATTTTACTAAATCATCTGTTTTATTAACTTCTTGTACAGCTTTCGTTAAAAATTGATTTTCTATAGAATCTAACTTAACAGATTCTGTAATACGATCTTTAACAGTGCCTTTTGCTCGTTCTACAATTTCCCGAGCATACTCAGGTGTAACTTTTGCAGTGTCTATTAATACATTATATAGCACTTCATAATCCTTAGCACTAGTTGGATAACCTTTGGGCAATCGAAAACACCACTCTGTTAAAATTAAATCAATGTTCATAAAGAAATAGTTTTTATTTTATCATAAATATCGCCAACCTTCACTTTTACCGGAAAATTGCCTTGTTCTAATACTGCTTTGATTTGAGG